CGTATTCAGACGATTGGGACGACCCACCAATGAAATTAGAAAAAGAGTATAAATATTATTAGGAGAATTTATGCCACGAAGAGTTATGATGAGCCCAGGACAATCTAAAAAAGAAACTCGAGAGAGTGCTGCAGCTAAAGAAAAAGCAAAAGCAAATATGTATTTAACAGGTGGCCAAGCAAAATTAGACAAGAATAAAAATAACAAAATTGATGCACAAGATTTTAAAATACTTAGAGCAGAGAAAGCAAAAGGCAGAGGCCAAGGTTTACAAGATGAAAAAGTAAAACCAGGTAAAGTTATGAAAGCCAAAAGAGGATCAGGTATTAAATTACCTAAAGAAGGTTCTAGATTAATTTTCAGTGGATACTCAAAACCATTTGAAGGTCCTCAACACAAAGGTAGAGTTGCAGCAATCGTTGGTGTTAAACCACGTGCTCAAATTATTGGTCAAAGAAAAAAATTTAAATCATTAGAAGAAATGAGAAAAGCAAAAGGTTTCAAAATGATAGGCGGTAAGCAAGAAACCTCTGAACAATTTAATAGAAGAAAAGCAAAGGAGGCTTTTGCTAAAAGAGCAGCTAAAGCTACTGGTGCTAGAGGTAAAATAGCTTTAGGTGTAGCGGCAGCAGGAGTTGGTGCTTACAATTATTTAAAATCTAAAATGAAAAAGGAACAAGTAGAACCTAAGAAAAAAATGGGTGGTGGCATGATGAAGAAATATAACAAAGGAAATGAAGTTAGAACATTTACAGATCCAAAGACTGCAATGATTGCACACTCTTTAAAAACAAAAGATAAAATTGGAGAAAACGAGAGAAGAACTGCTAAATTTTTAGAAAAAAGAGGAGCCCCTGGTATTATTGAGGATGGCAAGATAAGAAGAAATAAAAAAATGGGAGGAGGCATGATGAAAAAACCTATGGGTTATGACAGAGGTGGTATGTACCTATCTGACGAAAAAGTTAAAAAAGTTTTTCCTGAAAAAGACGCTAAGAGAAGAGCTATTATTTCTCAACTTGTAGGAGGAGATAGAGTTTCTCCTATGAAAAAAGAAAGATTTACAGCAGGCCAAAGCGCAAGAAGAAGAGGTTTGTTAAAGAAACTTAGTAAACAGGCAGCTAAAGCAACTCCTTTAGGCTTAGGTATTAAAGTAGGAGAAGTAGCAAAAAAAATAAAAGAAAAAGTAAAAAGTAGATCTGAAGGTGGTCCAATGGCAAGAGCTATGGGTAGAGGTAAAAAATTAACAGCATCAGATATGAGAGATGCTCAATTGAAAGAAAAAAAATATGATAAATTTTTTGCGGGTCAAAAATCAGAATTTCTTAAAAAAATGAGAGCGGCACAAAAATTAGACGAGCAGATGAAAAAAGTTTCCCCTATAGCGTCATCAAGATTGTATGAAAAAGGTACAAAAGAAATATTTGGTAAGCAAGCATATCAAGATAATATGAAAGCAAGTTTTAGAGACACAGCTAAAACTTTAATGGGCGGTGGTATGATGAATAAGCCTATGGGTTATAAATCTGGTACTTCAGTAAAAGTAAAATGCAAACTAGGTAGAAACAAACCTACAAAAATGTATTAGGAGGGACTATGTCCCTTAAAAACATTTTACGAGGGATCGGACGTAGGATTCTTGGTGGTAAAAAAGAATCAGCAACACCGACCACCGGACAACAACAAAAACAAATTACTTACGAACCAAAACCATCACAGGCTCAAGGTCAAGAATTAGCTGTACGAGAAATAAAAAACCCACCCATTATTTTAAAAAAAACTAAACCTTTACAAATGGGTGATGACATTTCACCTTCATTTGGCTCTTCTACTTATGATTGGGTTATGAGAAAAGGAAGAGGCTCTTACACAGCAGATGAATGGTTAGATCATTTAACCTCAACACGAAAAGTAAATTTTAAAGTATTTGGAAGACCCTCATCAAGATTAGAACGATCTGAAAAAAAATTTAAATATGATTCAGGACCCTTTGTAGGTAGAGAAGTAAATATTTCAAAGGATGAATTGTTTGATACCAATGTAGCTGTATTTAATGAAGCCGGTGATCTTACAGGAGGGTTATTAGCTGCTGCTAAAAAGTTTGGTCTAAAACTTAATGCGAATGAGATTGGTGCGATGATTAAACTAAATCCATTAAATAGATTAAGACCTGTAGAACTTGGAGCACCAAAAGGAGCAAAAGAATCTTTTGATGTGGCACACGCAAATATGACTTACAGAATTAACCTCTTAAAAAATAAATTTAGAGCAGATAGTGATTTAGTTAAAAATTTTGACGATGCTATTTATGAATTAGGGGCTATGAAAAATGGTGACGTAAGTTCAGCGGTTTTTGCAAATTTAAGAAATGCATTAAGACGAGCTAAAGCTAGACCTGATGTGCGAGAACAGGACAAAGCTATATTAAACCAAGCTGAAGCAGAATTAAATAAATCTGCGACACCTTTAAGAAATTCTAAAACATATTATGGAGGTGAAAGAAATTATACACTTGATGGTGGTAAAGATTATAGAGAAACTATTATGACACTACCAGAACCAATTCCAACAAATAGAAACCCTTTTAATACAGGTGGCCACTTTGGAGATGTTTTAGGTAAAGAAACAAATAATATTTATCATGTAAGATTTGATACTAGATTTACACCAGATGGAAAAAAAGTATTTATGATTAATGAAATACAATCAGATGTAAATCAAAATATTGCTAAATCATTATCAAAAGCACAACAGTTGTCAGATGAATTTAGATTTAATCCTTTTCAAAAAGATATAGAAACAAAACTATTGTTAAACGAAAGATTTAAATTATCACAAGATTTAGAAAAAGCTCTAGCTAAAGGAGATAATAATCTTGTGACAGCTATATCAAATGCATTAGCAAACTCTACAAAACAATTATCTAAATTAGGTCAAAGGTCAACAACTGATGCAAAAGATTATTTTCCTATGGTTGAGGCAGATCAATACGGAGACCATGCATTAAAATACTTAATGCAAAGAGCAGCTAGAGAGAATGTTGATTATGTAGCCGTTGCCCCGTTTGACAAATTAAGTTTCCGTCAAGGCTATAAAGCTGGTAACGAAAGATTTTATGGCTATGCAACTGGTAAAGGAATTAATAAAAGTGGTTCAGCAGTAATGCCAAATCTAATGAAAAGAGCTGCTAGATTATATGGTTCAAAAGCCGGTCCTACAAAAATATCACTATCTGATCCATCTAAACCTTATAAATCAATTAGAGAG